ATACATCGGGTGCCGCGCGAGCTGATCCACAGGCGCATCCCACAACCAACGCATCGTCCGAGAGAACCAGTCATTGATCATCTTGCCGGACACGGAGCCGCGCCCAACGGACCGCGCGAGCGCGGGGCCGTGGACCGGTGGCCGGTCCCCCGGTTCCGGGAACGCTGCCTCTATGTCCCGCTGGTTGATGCGTTCCGTGAGGGCCTTGTTTCGTAGTGCCGGCGTCGGGAGGTAGTGGTTGACGTAGCCGACGACTTCGCGGGCGTGAGCCTCACTGTTCGCCGTGTCCCACGCCATCCGGGCCTTGATCGCTCGCCCCCCGGGGGTGTGGCGCATCCAGACACGTAGCGCCTTCACGGCCCGTTCTGGGTCGTCCCCGGCCTTCATCTGGAACTCAAGCGCCCTCTTACCCAGCTCCGAATTCTTCAACTGGGCATTCACCGCATGCAGCCACGACTCCAAATGGTTCGCGTCAGACGGGGTGAGAGATACCCAGTTCTCCGTCATCAACGCTTCCAGGGACAACTTCTCAGAGTCGCCCATGATGCCCGCGGAAGTCTTCGAGGAAGCGATGTAACGCTGCTGCTTGCCGTAGTCGTCCGCGAACGCGCCCGGGATGGTGCCGGCCACGGTCTGGATGTCCTTCTGGCCTACCTCGCCAAAGCGCCCGTAGGTTGCGCGCCTGCCGGCGCGGCCACCGTTGCGGTACTGGGTGAGCTTCTTCTCAATGTCGAGAGCTTCGGCCTGCTTCGCCAGATACTCTTCGTCTTTGATCGGTGGAACGTTGCCCTTGGCATCCAACGGCGCGGTAGCCGCCCACCTGTCCTCGAACTCCTGAAGGTCAGACTTCATCTTCGTGAGGCGCAGGTCGTCAGCGTGCGCAGCGAACGCCGTCTTAATCCGGGAGGCGCTACCCATGGTGGCGAATCCGAACGCGCGAGGCGCGGTGTGCATCGTGAACGCTTGTGGACCCAGCACGGCAAGGGCGCGCATATCCGAGTCCATCAGTACCCGCATCGGGTACGCCGGCCTCAGCAGGACGGCCATCTTCCAGTAGCGGGTCAGGCCCGTCAGGGCTAGATCCTTGTACTGTCCAGCCCTCCACAGCTTCTCTGCTGCCGTGTCGGCGCGTCTCGCGGTCCGCAGGTCCAAGCCCGGTCGGACGCTGACGGCCTTGTCGAACAGTTTCGTGCCAAGTTCACTGATGCGGCCCGGGTCGGGGAGACGGTTGCCCTGGGCCCATTCCGCCATGTCCGTCAACCAACCGGAGTGCCGGTCCAGCACCTTCGTGAACGCCTTCAGGTCCGGTAGAACCATCTGGTTTTCGAGCTGGGTTTCCAGCAGGGGCGAGTACTTCACGTACCCCTCTTCGTCAAAGATGGCGTCACCGGGTTGGCCGGTGGTGTCCGACGTGTGGGCAGTGAACTTTTTGGTTTGCAGCTTCAGCCGGTCGGCTTCCTGCTGGATCAGCTTCGCCTGCTCGTTGATGACTGTCTGCGCGGTCGCCTCAGTGAAGTGAGGGTTCTCCCGCATGTACTTGTCGATCATCGACGCCTGGGCGTGCTTGACGGCATCCTCAACGATGGAACGCTTCACACCCTCGGTGCGCGCGCCGGCCATCTGAGACACCAAGTCTTCGCGGATGTCCGCGGGGACAGCCGACTGCTTCAGGAAGTTGTTGACGGCAAGAGGCGCGTTCGGGTCGTGGAAGTCGATAGTGCGCGGCGCCTGAATACGCCCCATCGCCTGATGCGCCTTCACGCCGTAATACAGGTGCGGCGTCAGCACCTGTGTTCCCACCCGGAGTGCCTGAGGAACCTTCAGCTTCACAGCCTTGTTCCACGCCGACGACTGGAAAACAAAGTCCAACCGAGCGGGAGTGACGCCCATCTCTTTGCCGGCACGCTTCGCCATGGCCTTAGTGCCACCGACCGCACCGGACAGCAACGGGTAGTCCTTCAACGAACCCATCAAAGAGTCGTCGCCCGTGAACTGCTGGGCAAGCTTCTCGGTGCGAGCCACTTCCTTTTGTGCCGCAGAGAACTGCGGACCGATCGCCTTCAAGCGTTCAGCGGCCAGGTTCAGGAACTCATCGGACTGGAAGTAGTCCTCACCCATCGCGGCCACGTCGTCCACGAACTTGTATTTTGAGGCGACCTTCGTTGCTGCCTCAAGGGCTAGGGGGTCCTTCTGACGTAGGGCCCAGTCGCGGGCCATCATCAGGTCGTTACGGTTGGACCTGTACGACGCCATAGCGTCCTTGGCTGCTGCAACCTTGTCGGACATCTGTAGGGCAGCGTTGCCGTCGCCGATCGACGCGAGGGCAATAAGCTTGCCCTGGGCACGGATCTCATCCGGGGCAGCCTTCGCACCCCACAGCGACTTCGACGCGGACTCGATCACCTGGGCAGTGGCCCAACCGTCCCCACCGGTCGCCTGCATCCCCGGGTTAGCCGCGTAGATCTCAAGCGCGGAACGCGGCTTGCCGATATCGAGGCCCATGTTGAAATCGTTGGCCTTCTCAAGGCGCGTCCCGAACGAATCGAACAGGCCACCCCACGCCTTGTTCTCGGACATCGCCTTTTCAAGTGCGCCGGTGTCCTTTACGCCACGAATGAACGTGGTGAACTTCAACGCTTTTGTCGCCTTACCGAGAACAATCGTCGGGTCGAGGAACATCCGCGCCGTAGCGTCGATGGCGCCCGACTGGATATCGAAAGCCTTTGACTGTTCGTCAAGGATCTTCTGACCTTCATCGGTTAGTGAACCGAACTGGTCCTGCCGACCCCAATTGGTCGGAAGGAGGCCACTCATAGCGGCCAGCGAATATCCCCACTCGCGACCAATCGACGTACCCTTACCGTCGTATCCACCGGTCTTCGCGTCGGCGCGATTCCACGCGGAACCGATATCGAGCGGGGACGCATTATCCTGGGTGCCGGTCAGGTCAGCCATGATGCGCTGCTGCTCGATGTTCAGGGTGTTGATCGGCTTAGCGATAACGTCGCGGTACACCCAATCAAGGGCGTCCATCGCCACACCGACACCGGGCGAAATCAGGTTCGGGGTGTCATCCGCCTTGTTGTCGGGGGTGCCCGCGTTGTCGCCTAGGAGGATCTGGGTTCCACGGTTGATGCCCTCGGACAGGGCGCCACCAACAGTCTTGTTGGGGTCGAAGCCGGCGCGCACCATATCAACGGCGGTAGCTGCCGGGGCGCCAATAGTCCAGCCGATGTCCTGAAGGGTTTCCCCGAGCTTGCCGAGGAACCCCTTACGGCCATCGAAGACATCATTGAGGAAACCCACAGTTTAGACCTGACTTCGTAGATAGCGCACAAGCGCAACAGTTTGTATAGGGGCGTCCGGGGTCATATCCACCATGTACTGCAACTGCGGCAGATACCTCATCAGGTATTGGACATCCTGCGCCGGCGCCTGTGACGGGTCGAATAGGCCCAGTGAGTCTGCGCCAGGTCCGGCCCCGCCGTCTGCGCCGGACGTGACCGGTTCATCGGGACGCGCGCTAGGCGCATCCAACGGCGGGGGTGGTGTAGATGGAGGCGCCTGCCCGGCGCTCCCCGTGTCCAGCCCACCCTTAGCGATAGGGGCGCCCTGCTGGATAGCCTGGAAGTCCTTTTGTTCGCCATAGCCTGCATCGGGCAGCTTGACCGCTGCCGCCTTCGCGCCGGGTCCACCATCAGTACGCTTACTGAGATTACCGGGACCCGACACGGGGGCAGGATTAGCGGGCTTCCGGTAGCCACCGTTGCCGGCGCGACCATCAGCCATCTACTTCACCATTCACTAGTCGTTCAATCTCCGCACCCGCGGACGCTTCGAATTCGTCGCGCTCCACTAGGTAATGCGAATGAGATGTGACCAGTTCTGCGAGGGAGCCGAAAAACAGCTTCCACACATAGAGCATGTTCGCGATCATCGCGAATAGGTGTGCGAGGACGAACACGGCATGGAACTTGCGGGCCGGCACTTCCTCGTTCTCTTCAGCCTCTTCGAGATCTTCCACGCCAGCCTCCTTTGAAGTTAGACCTTGTGTCCGTCGTTGTTGCCTACGGTGCGACCGTTGTCCCGGACCGGGACCTGATTCCGCGGGACCGGCCCTGCCGGCGCGGCGCGGGTGGGCATGTCGTCCGGGTCCATGTCGGTCTCGCCAAAAGCTGGCTGAGTGGTGATGCTGCCCTGCTGGTAGCTGCCAACATTCTTCGGCATTCAATTACTCCTTAGATGTGTGCCGCAATCCAGAGGATTCCGCCGATGATCACGACGAGGCACGCGAGTGCTACGAGTAGTCCGTTGGTGTTCAATGTCGTCCTCTCGTTTTGATCGTGGCGGGAACGGGATTTGAACCCGTGATTCCGGGATATGAGCCCGGCGTGAATCCCCTTCACTATCCCGCATTGCGGGACCCGGAGGCGCAATGCCTTCCCGGGCCCCTGCCCCGGGGAAGCCAATCCCCGGGCTGCCCCGATTTTCGCGCCTGGTTAATGGCGCACACCTCGTAAACGGCTAGGGTGCTGTGACGTAGGCATGCCGCTACGGTTGACTCCGCTTCGCGACAGGGGCATTTACGCCACCACTTCCAAGTGGGACTAAGAGATATCTAAGTCCCAGTTAGACCGGGCGCCGTGTGCGCGCGGCCATAGACAGGTTCGGGTTACCGGTCGGGCCGGTACCAGCAATACTTTGAATCATCTGCTCAGCGGGCCCCATGGACCCCGTTTCCTGCATAGGTGACGCCCCGCCCGGGGCGCCTCCCCCGGCTGCGCCCATCAGCGCGGCCATCGGGTCCTGCGGTGGTGCTCCCCCGCCGGCTGCCGCTGGATCTTCCGGTGTTTGCGGTGGCGGTGGGGGTGGTGGGAATGCGGCCCCAACGGCGTCCTCGATAGAGGCGCCCTTCTGAAGCTTCTGGATGACCGCGTTGACCTTGGCCACTAGCTCGGTGGGATCGCCACCCTGCATAGCCATGGCCGGGATCGCTTGCGGCAGTGCCGCGATGGAGCCCAGTAGCGCGTTGCGGATCTGCTCCACGTTGATTCGCTTTTGCTCACCCACAACATCAAGGTCAAACGGCATCTGGCGCTGCACCGTGTCCACGGAGATAACCCCCGAGGTGAGCGCCTGCAAAAGGAACACGAGAGACCGGTTCGGGTCGAGTCCAGCGGTTAGGCCGTAGCTGACGGAACAGGTGTAGTCCCCCGCGATATCGCGAGACGGCTTGTACTTGACCTCGAACGGGGCGCCGTCCTCCAAGCCGCGAATGGATTTCTCCACGTTGGGCCACAACGCTTCATCCAGCTCGAAACAGATTGCAGCAACGTCGGTCAGGGCTGACGCGATGCGTCCCTGCTGGGTCTGAATGTGGGCGTCGAAGCCGGCCATGAGCGCCTGGACGCCCTTACCGGTGATGATCGACGCGTCCATGTTGCCGTCACGCGCTGCCGGCTGCCTAGCGCCGATACGCAGCTCGTCCGCCATGTTGGCCAATTCCATGAACGGCTGATTCGGCACACTGAAATCGACGCGGCGAACGTTTTGGGGCTGGTCGGTGCGAATCTCGGCGTTCGGCCCGACCTGTACCTCTTGGACATCCATCGGGAGAGCCAACGGCGCGTTCGCTACATCCTCAGCTATACGCATCGTGTAAAGGCCCATCTTGGCCCTGGCCATCTGGACCCACACAAGGTCGTCATAGGCGCCACGGGACACATCACCCGTACGGGCGCGCTCAGCGACAACCACGCGGCAACGCGAAACCGGGTTCTGCCACTGGTGCAGCACCACCCGACACTGCGGGATCAGGACATAATCGTGATCCTTGTCGTAGTACCGGATGCATTCAACGTCTTCTTGGTGGCGGTCCTTCAGCTCCCCGAGCTGAAGGGCCCATTCCGGGTAGTCCCAGATCAGTTCTTGGATGTTGCGGCGGTAACACTTCGCGAACCACACGGTCCTGCCGGCGCGATCCAGCGCGTAGTACGAATCGAAGGCCGATTCGACGTACACACCTGGCATCTTCTGCTCAAAGTCCGGGTCCACGATGAACGCGGTGAACCCGTAGGACTCAAGGTGGTCCGCGGCGAGGATGTTGTTTTGGCCGAGACGCGAATGGGTGATGTAAGAGTTGATGATCTTGGTGCGCTTGTCGGCTGACTTACGGGCAGCCTCAGTGTTCATGTTCGGATTAGCACAGGTGAACGTTGGCAGGGGCGCGATCGCCTCCGCTGCCGACCTGGCCGACACGTCAATGAAGTTAGCGACCATCGGCTCAGGTAGTTCCGAGGGGAACATGCCGGCCTGGACCTCGTTCCAGCGACCCTCACGGATCGCCTTCACCTGATACATTTTCTCGCGGCGCCCTATAGACTTCTTCCGCGCGATGTCGATGTTCGAGGTGATCCGCGCAATCATCGGGTCAGCCATGGCCCCGGAGGCAGTACCGTATCCGGCCATCAGCCCGCCCGGTATTCGTTGAGGTTAAACACAGCGGCCTTCGCTCTCTCCTGCGGCGAAACGAGGCCGCTAAATTTCCTACTCCCCGTCGAAGTAATGACCTTCGTTTTCTCCCGGGCGCCCACCTCGAAGAACCACAACGCCATAACCATGTCGCACGGGGTTTTCTTCGGGTCCAGCTCCGGGGTCCAGATCGTCAACTGTTGCACCAGGGCCCGGAGGCCATCGGAATCAATCCGGGGCAACTCGATCAGAGGCTCATGGATAAGCTTGTGGGTGCCATCGTCCATGTCCTGCCACATACCGAACAGGGGCGAACAGGACCCGACACCATAGTTCACGTCCCACTTGTTCTTACCGGTGTAGTGCGGGACAAGGCGCACACCGCGGACATTCAACCACTGGTTCAGCTCATAGTCCTGGGTGAACATCGTCAACAAACCAGTCTTCTCGATGCGCCACTCATTGACGCCATATTCGAGCGTGGCCGCCTTGATGCGATCCTTCAATTCCTCAGGGGTCGGGTGCTTAATGTTCCATCCGTCATAGAGGTAACGTTTGTGGTCGTTTCGGGACACAGCACCGACCAGCATCCCCGCAAACCCGGTCGTAGCCGGGTCAACAGCCCCGATGACATGCACATCCCGCGGAACCGAATACATCCCGCCATCACGCCCCGCGCGTCGGCCCTTGTTCGTGGCAGCAGCGATACCGTACGACGGGAAGGCAGCGTTACCGCCAACCTCCTGCTGCATATACGCCTGCAACCACACGTTCGCGTCCATGTCGTCCTTGACGGCGCCGATATGGCGCCCATCCCAGCGCGGGAAAAGGCCGTTCTCGTCGCCGTGGCGACAATCCTCCGTGTCACACCAACAGTCGTCGTTGTCCGAATACCACGAGGTCGTGGCCCGGGGCCACAACGTCACCCAATTGTCCCGGTCGCCCTCCTCTTCGAGGACAGCCGGCTGAGACAAGTACGTCCACGGACTCTTACCTGACTGGAAGTTCTCCGGGTTACGGAGCTGCCAGTAAAGATCGGCTGGCGAGATGCGGGTCCCGATGACCGCGACAACACCAGAGGCACCAGGACGGGAGCTAACCTCGACCTGTAACCATCGCATCTGCTTCTGCCAGCCAGCGGCGTTCTCGCCGTCAATGGCATCGTCCACGAAAACCTTATCGAGACGCTTCCCGTAAACCTGACTACCGAGACCCAACCCCTGCAACGTGGGGTCCTTATCAGACGGGTCCCGGTCAGCGGACGCCAACCTAATGCGATTCGCGGACCACTCGTCCGAGGTGGCCATGAAGCCACCCTCAGGAGCGAAATCGCGAATCAAATCGAAATGATCCGGGTGAGTCAGGCGCGACTTCACGCCATACACCATATCCTCAGCCATATCGGCCGTCTTCGAGATAATGGCGACCTTCACACCAGGATTCGTGCAAATCAGGTACGTCGTGTAATCCAACGTGACAACAGTCGTCTTCCCGTGGTTCGGAGGACAATTCACCACAATACGGGTAGGACGCCCCTTCTCGAACACCTGACGCGGGTGCAGATTAGAAGGATCTCTACCCTCAAGCAATTCAATCCACTGCAACTGGTGCGGAAACGTCTCCTGCCCCAAATACTTCAACCGCCACGCAGCAAAACCCATCTCACGGGCAGCGATCCGCTTTTCCTCGCGCGTATTCGTGTCCACCTTGCGGGTAGACATAATCGAATCAACCTTGAGCTTAAAGTCAGGGTCATTCTTACGCCAATACTCGTACGCCTTCCGAGACCGGCCCGCCCGCTCAATCGAAGCCGTCACGTTGTAGCCGGCGCTCAGATAATCAACGAACGCCCGCTTCGCCTGCTCCGGGGTAAACCGGCGCTTCCCCGTACCAACCCCGCCCCTTGATCGCTGGCGGGTCCCGCCTGAGGGGTTAATCCCTCGCCCCCGCGAACCATCAAGATTACTCACCCGAGGGAACTCCTTAGGAGTCCCCCACAGGGGACGTATGTGGTACAGAAACAGGGGTGGTGAAACCGGGCCCGCCAGGGCCGTGTGTTTACGCTGTCGCGTCAGTCCCCGACAGTGGCAGTCGGATTTCAGGTCCGGTGCATGACAGGCGATACGCAACGAGCCGGCAACATCAAAAGGTTGCCGTACGCAAG